GCCAAAGGTAGAGCTAAATATAACGCAGCAACAGGTTCAAATTTGAAGGCTCCACAGCCTGAAGGTGGCCCACGCAAGAAGTCATTCTGCGCTCGTATGAGTGGCATGCCCGGCCCGATGAAAGATGAAAGCGGTAAGCCCACACGCAAAGCCGCCAGCCTTAAAAGATGGAAATGTTGACATGACTCAGATGGAAATGATGCTTTGGAACGTAGTGCTGACTGTCTTTGTGGCAGGGATCGGGTACATTATGAACGAGAAATTTAAAGCGCTTAACGATGTGACAAAATTACTCAATCGCACGCGTGAAGAGTTTTCCCGTGACCACGTCACTCGGTCTGAAATGCGTCAGGATATGCAGTCGATATTGGACAGATTTGATAAGCTAGAGCGCAAACTTGACCGTGTTTTGGAGTCCGATAAAAATGCCCGCGACCAGTGAAAAACAAAAGAAATTCTTTGATGCTGCGGCGCACAATCCAGCATTTGCAAAGAAAGTCGGCGTAGCAACAAAAGTAGCAAAAGAATATTCAAAGGCCAGCAAAGGTCAAACTTTTAAAGAGGGTGGCGAAATGAAAGAATCAAAAGCAATGATGAAGAAAGAGGTAGACTTTATGAAAAAGAAAGGCGCACCAAAGGCCATGATTAAGCATGAGATGGCTGAAGCCAAGATGGCTCGCGGTGGCGGCATTGAAAAGAAAGGCAAGACCAAAGGCACGGTAGTCAAGATGGCTCGCGGTGGCGGCATTGAAGTTCGCGGCAAGACCAAGGGCAAGATGCTTGCTCGTGGCGGAAAGTGCTAAGGAGCTGATATGATTGAAGCCCCCACTTCTTCTGATGCAGATACAGACGCAGCGTTTCTACCGGCTCCCTTGCGTGGAAAGCGTAAGGTCAAGGGCATGAAAACTCCCGGCATGGGTGCCATGATGGGTTCGCCGCGACGTGGGGCTTTGCCTTCTATGGGTAAAATTACTCCTATGGAATATGCGAATGGTGGATCGGTTTCGAAACGCGCTGACGGATGTGCTATCCGTGGCAAGACTAAAGGTAAGCTATTATGAAAAAGAAACGTTTTGCCGGCGGCGGATTAACGCAAGCCGATATTGATGCTGGACTTACACAAGCAGACATTGATGTCGGCATGAGAGCAGGCAAACAAAGCAGCATTTCTGATGCAGAGCGTGAGTCTGCAATTTCCCGCGCAAATCGTCTCGATGCTGAAAGTATCGTAGATAAGTATCGCGATAAAACCAAGAATCCTGATGCGCAGTCATTCCCTGTTGACATGGGAGCATCACGCCTAGCACCTCGCCCCGCTCCTCGTCCCACCCCTGTGCGCCAAGCTCCAGTAGCAACTCGTGCGCCCCGTGTAGATCCTGTAGAGATGTCTGAAGAGGGGGCTTCTGCCGCGCCCGGTACAAGTCGTAGTGCGCCTAGTCGTGGTAGCTATGACCAAAACGGCCCAGTGGGCGACCTAATTGATTTAATTCGCAATAAGGCACGCAGAGGTCGCGGCAACCCAAATCCAAATATTTATCGAAATGCTCCAGATGCTATTGGCGCTAAACGTGGCGGCGCTGTTAGCAAAATGGCAAAGAAAGCATCATCTGCATCAAAACGTGCGGATGGTATTGCAACGAAAGGTAAAACAAAAGGACGGATGGTATGAAAAAATATGCAGATGGCGGTATGCCAAAAGGTATTCAGTTGCCAGAGAAGACCCAAGCTGAAATTGTTGCCGAGCGTATGAATAAAGGCAAGGATACCGCGCAACTTCTTAAAGAAGCTCGCGAGAGCATGGTTGAAAAAAAGATGGGCAAAACGCCTCCCATGCCTTTGCCTGAGCCCAGCGCACCTCGTCCCGGCATCGGCAAGTCTTTGGAAGACATGAACATGGACGTTGATACAGATCGCGGCTATGAGTATGCTACAAAGAAAAAAGCTGGCGGTGTTATCAAGAAGATGGCAAAAGGTGGTTCAGTTAGTTCAGCATCAAAACGTGCTGACGGCTGTGCTACGAAAGGTAAAACTAAAGGCAGAATGCTGTGAGAGCCTCGCGCGGGATGGGTGACATCTTGCCGTCAAAGATGCCGAAAGGTAAAGTCAAGGCTCGTCGTGACGATACTGACTTTACAGAGTATGCTGGTGGTGGCAAGGTAGGTCTTTACGAGAACATTCATGCCAAGCGTAAGCGTGGTGGCAAGATGCGTAAACCCGGACAAAAGGGCGCTCCCTCTGCGCAAGACTTCATTAATGCGGCTAAGACGGCGAAAAAACCATGACCACATCTGGCACCACAGCGTTCAACCTAGACTTTGCGGAAATCGCTGAAGAGGCGTTTGAACGCGCTGGTCGTGAGTTGCGCACAGGCTATGATTTACGTACGGCTAGACGTTCTTTTAACTTGATGACTATTGAGTTTCAGAACCGTGGTTTGAATATGTGGACGTTTGACGAGGGTACTATCAACCTTGTACAAGGACAATCCACGTATGACCTGCCTGCTGACACCATTGACCTGCTAGAGCAAGTTATTCGCACCGGTGCTGGCAATGCAGCCACTCAGTCAGACTTAACAATCTCTCGTATTAGTGTGTCAACATATGCCACGATTCCAAACAAACCTGCACAGGGTCGCCCTATTCAGGTTTGGGTTCAGCGTTTGCGCGACGCACCAAAGATCACTGTCTGGCCTGTGCCAAACCAAGGTACGCTAGAGAATCCATACTACATTTTTAAATACTGGCGTATGCGTCGTATTCAGGATGCTGGCGATGGTGCGAATACACAAGACATCGTATTTCGTTTCTTGCCTGCTATTACGGCTGGCTTGGCTTACTACATTGCAATGAAGTATCCGGAGTCAACGGATCGTTTAGCAATGGTGAAGGCCGTATATGACGAGCAGTTTGATTTGGCAGCGCAAGAAGATCGTGAGAAAAGTCCTGTCCGGTTCGTCCCAAGAATAGGGCTTATTCGTTAATCATGAAACGAATTAATGTAAACACCGGAAATTTTTTTGTGCGCGGCGACGCTCGCGAAGATGGTATGGTTTTTTATAGTTATCAAAAAACTAAAGCATTGAAAAACGGTTTTTATAAAGAGCGCTGGTGCAAGCCTGATTTTTTGAGTGTATCGAGGAATCAGATCGCTGATTGGCATCAAAAGAACCCAGATAGAATGCGTGCATTAAGATCGAACTGGGTAGTAAAGAATAAAGAACGCAAGGCACAACAAGATCGAGAATGTGCGCTTAGAAACCCAGAAGCACGAAAGATTGCGCGGGATAAGTGGGATAAATTGAACCCCGGACGAACGAACGCTGCCAAAACAAAGAATAGATTAGAAAGACTGTTACGTGTCCCTGCTTGGCTAACAGAAGATGACAAGTGGATGATCGAACAAGCTTACGAGCTGGCAAAGCTTAGAACCGAAATGTTTGGATTTCAGTGGCACGTTGACCATATAATCCCACTTAAGGGTAAAAAAGTGTCTGGCCTTCATGTACCAACAAACCTACAGGTAATTCCTTGGCAGGAAAACCTACGGAAAGGCAGTAGGTTGCTTCATGGGTAATCGTTTCGCCTCTGGAAAAATTGCAATTGCAGAGTGCGACATCTGCGGGTTCCGGTATAAACTACGGGAACTGAAAGAGTTAATTGTTAAGACCCGCAATACGAATATTAAGGCGTGTCCAGAGTGTTGGAATCCGGATCAGCCACAGTTGCAGTTGGGTATGTATCCGGTTGATGATCCACAGGCGTTGCGCAATCCTCGCCCTGACTTTACAGGTTATCCGCAGAGCCGAGGGCAAATTGTTGAACCGCTTGCGCTCACAGTTACTACATTTGTAGGCAGTGTTACAGTACAGACAACGTAAGGAGCCAGAAATGGACAAGAAGCAAGTTAAGAAAATCGCTGATACAGAAGTCAAAGCACACGAGAAGAAAATGCACGGTGCCAAGGGTTTTGCCAAAGGCGGCAAGACTAATGCTCAAATGAAAGAGCTTGGTCGTGGCTTGGCTAAAGTGGCGAATCAAAAAGTGTCTTCGTTTAAGTACAAATCCAGCCGAGGTGCATAATGGCTAAGTACAGCAACAAGATGATGGGAAAAGAAGTCGGTCAGGCTTCTACTTATGCGGAGCCACATACTATGAATGGTAAAAAGATTGACTCAAAAGCAGCAATGGATGCGGTGTCCGGCGGCGTAGATCCAAACACGCGTTCAGCCAAAGACATTAATCCATCGACAGAAGCGATGCGTGTAAGCATTGGCACAAAGTCTGGCGAGACAAAGACGTCTGGTATTAAGACTCGCGGCAACGGCTGCGCAACGAAAGGCATTACGGCTCGTGGGCCAATGGCGTAACGTATGAACTATACGGAACTGAAGGCAAACATACAGGATATAGTAGAGAACTCCTTTACAGAGGAGCAACTCGCCATGTTCACGCAGCA